TAGCTGGCAGAAGCGAAACCTGCGTCGACGTTCAGCGCGACGGCATCGAGCAGCTGTTGCCAGCGCGCGGCCTGCCCCTTGGGATAGAGCTTCCGATTCCAGACGCGAGACGAAAGGTTGGGGTGGCTCGCGTCATAGCGGCGCCCGGTCGCCTTGCTGAACCGGTGCGGCTCAAACAGGATCGCGGGACGGCCATCAATGAAGGCATCGCCGGCGGCCTCCACATCGTAGACGGCCCAGATTTTCGCCGGGTCAACGCCAAGCCCGCGCGCGGCCGCCTCGATATCGCTGGCAGTCACCGGATGGTCGGGGCCATCGGTCAGGCAGGCGAGGGCGGCGGCCTTGCTGACTGGCCCGAACTTGCCGTCGATCGCGCCATTGTAGAAGCCGTGATCTGCCAGGCGGCGCTGGAGTTGGGCGTGGTCCATTACCGCTCTCCCCCGCGCGCCCGGCGCCGCTCTGCAATATCCCGCTCCATCTGCGCAGCGTGCCGGGCATTGTTCGCCCGGTGCCGGATATGCCGCGACATGCGCCCGAACAGCATGAGGATGATGCCCAACGTCATGATGGTGACGGCCCAACCATCGAACACGCCCTGGCCGACCTGATAGGCCCAGATTGGCGGCACGGTCAGGAATGACCCCGACCCCATCATGGCCAGCCCGACGCGCTCTGCCGGCTTGTAGTCGTCGTAGAACTCGACCAGCTTGTAAGCCACGATGAGCGTCACAGCGACGCGCAGGCAGGTGTTGAGCAGGTCGAACACGAAGAAATCGGTCATTGCCCGTCTCCTTTCGCTCCAAGGAGGCGCTCGAAGAACTGAATGATCCGAGGCAGAAGGATGTTCGAGCCTGCTCCCATGACATAGGTGATGAAGGATGCGGCGCGCGGCTCGTCTGCCGGCACCTGCATGATGGAATGCGCAACCCATGGGCTGACGAAGATCGCGAAGGAGAAGCCGACGAACAGCGTCAGGGCAATCTCCAGCCCGGTCATCTTCTTCCATGGGCGGAAGGCCAGCGCCGTCACCGCGCCGGCGAGGGCCGCCATGATCGTATAGGCCACGCTGCTGAATGGCTCGGCGCTCATCCCGCCTCGCCCCATGGCGTCATCACCGCGGCTCCCTGCTGTGTGTTCATGTCGGCGTTCAGCTACTCAGCGACGCTTGATAGTCCGCAAACTCAGCGTCGATGTCGGCCCAATCTGCTGCGTTGGATCCGTTGCCGAACCACACAGGAAAAATCGCGATCCCGCCAATTCGCCCCTCGAACGGGTCGGTCCCGATCGGGCCATAATTTCCAATCTGCACCTTGCGCGCATCGGGGTGGCTCGAAAGCGCGTATGTGCCAGTCAAAAGCCCCTGCGCGGCACCGTCCTGAATGATCTGGCCGCCAGGGCCATCGCCTTTGTAAGTCAGCGCTATCCGATGCCACCCGCCGTCGTTGGCCGCCACCGAGCTGAACATGCTCTGTCCGCCAACGCCGAACTGAGTCTGAAGGTTGATGTTTCCAAAGGTCCGATCGACATAGGAGGTCAGCATGTCCGAACCATAAGGCGTAGGGCTGCCCAACACACCGCCGCCGAAATTACCCGCCCCGCTCGCCTGCTTGATCAGCATGACGATCGTGCAGGGGCGTCCGCTTTCGGGGAGCCGATTAAGGGCCAGCTCATCGCGCAGCGCTTGCCCGTGCGTGTCGGTGAAAATCAGCGATTTGAGGCCCGCGCCTTCGTCCGCAACCTGCACCGCCGCGCTGGTCGGACTGAACCGCCCGCCGCCGAGGACCGGACTCCACGAAACGAGATTACCAGATGGATCAGTGACGATCGATCGCGCGTCAGGGATCATGAACAGGCTGGGGCGAAGTGCGGCAATGCGACGCTGACGCAGGGTTGCACGGCTCTTGAGGTTGCTTTCAAATGAAGCGTTTACGGCGATTTCGAGGGTCATTTGAGGCGCTCCATCATGGGCGAGGAAGATCGAGGATAAATCCGGGCAGCCAGTCGTAGACCGTCGCACCGTCGCAAATGCGGACATAGCCAGCGTTGTCGCGGATGGTGCCGCGCGCGCCAAGGATCGGCCCGTCCTGTTCGGTTTCGGCAGCATTTCGGGCGAGCGCATAGCCGATTCTGCATCGCGGGCCGGTCGGCTTGGCAGCAAAGTTGATGGTCGAAGATAGGCCGCTCAACGCGACGCTGGTGATCGCGGGAGGCGCGCCCGATCCGTCATCGAAAAGCAGGCCCATATTGGCCAGCCCGTCCGTACTGATCGCGCCAGACGTATCCTCGACCAGTGCGCTACCCATCGAATTATAGTTGATGGTTAGCTGTGTGCCCGCCGCGTTGCTCCAATAGCCATCCAGCGCCTTCAGCCCGTGCCAGGTCGCGCCGTACATCTGCGCCATCATGGCGCGTGCGATCTGCATCCCAACAGTATAGCGGTGAAGGTTATTACCATGAATATGATAGTCTTCGGGGACCGTTGACCCGCTCATCGGCAGGTGATGGGCCGGGCCAGCCAGTACGAAACCATCTTCGCCGTCCAGTTCTACCTGCGCCTGACGCACGGGCTGCGCCCAAGGGTCAGCCAGTACGTTGCCGGTCTGAACCATGATGACGATTGGGTCCTGAACTTCACCAGTGATGCGGCGGATAATGTCCCCAGCTTCGCGACGAAGCTGGCGATATTGCTTTTTCGCCCGGTCTTTCGTCATGCGAGCAAGCGTTGTGTCGCTCTCACCGTCCGCGCAGCCGATCACCGTCCGGATATCATCGAAACCGCGCGCGCGCAGGGCCGCAACCGCGTTGGTCACGCCCTCCTGAAGACCCGCAAAGGAGTAGCTTCCTTTTTTGCGGCCAAGATATGGCAGGCCACCGACCGCGACCGACATCCCAACGACCGTGGGATAGGCGCCCCAAGCGTCAAAATAATCGCGGACGAAGTGATTGGCCCAGCCGCTGATTGGCGTCTCGCGTGATCGAGCATCGCCACCGCCGCCACGATCGACAACCTTTTCGACCAGCGGGGCCAGCGTTTTTCCAGCGGGCAATATAACGCGCGGGCCAAAGTCTCCCGCCAGCATCAGCGCGTTGTCTGGATAGATCGGATCGTCGGAGATCAGCGCGTCAGCATTATTGTTGCTGTGGCCGTCCATTTTCGACTGGCCGACGCCGATAAGAAGCAGAGCGGTGTTCGCGCCGATCGGGCGGCTTAGAAGCTCCTGCGCACCATTGGTCCATGCCTTCGACTCGTAATTCACCGACAGAGCCTTGCGGGCGAACACGCGATCGTTCGTGCGTTCGAGCTTGCCGCCGACCAGAGTGAAATGGCCGCCCATAGCACCAAAGCCGTTGACAACATTACCTTCGCGATCGACCTGAAAATGCGTGATCGCTTCGCCATCCACCACGCCCGGCGACATCGCATCACGGCCGCCATCCATCATCGGGACGAAGCCTTCAGGGAGCCATGCAACCGGACGGCCGTCTCCGCCTATTAGGGGCGCCAGTCTATCGTCCGTGCCACGCAGCGCCAGCATGGGGTCGCCGGGATAGCTGATGCTTTCGCCGGTTAGGTTCATGATTTCCTGAATAGCTTCGCTGACTCTCGCTTCAAATTCAGTGAAAGTAGCATCTATGCCAGCTGCTGATGGCAGAGATATATTTTGCGAGACAGCTACACCGCCGACATTTTTGTAGAGTTCCGCGAAAATATGGTCGCCATCGCCCTTGACCAGAAAGAGTTGCCCGTCCGTTGTGGCTGCGATGCCGGCTGCGGTCGTCTCGTAGATCGTGTTGCCGATCCCGGCGATCGACAGAAGCTGTTCGATCGTGGAACCCAGCGAGCGTATCTCGGACTTTAC